TACGTTTGTACAACACGAAGCGGATAATCACTTTGATAAGACAAACTTGTTTTTTGGTACTACGTTAGAAGTTAATTTTTAAGAATAACTATACTGTTTTTTTATTGTAATCTCTAGTAAGTCTATCCAATTGCTTACGCAGTTCCATAATTTTTTCTCTGGATGCGCTCATACTATCAGGCAATCCTTGACCTCTAATAATATCATTATGATGCTTATCAACTGCTTTTACTTCAAAAATTAATTTGGAAACTAGGTCGTTAATTTTATCCTTTGTTGCCTGGTGCTGTATTTCATCAGCCTTTTTCCTAAATGTTTCTATTTCTTTCTTAAAAGTTTCGTTATGTTCAAGAAGCATTTTCCAACTCCAGTATTGTTTCAATTTTTGTTCTTATTAGATTATTATTTAATGTGTTTCTCAACCCGGTATGCACATTCTTGGGAAGATAATCTAGATCGCTCCAGCAAAAAGTTGCTGCATTAACAGTTAAAAATTCGTCCTTTACTAAACAAATATAAGTTCCGTATTCAAAACCTTTATCTTTTGATAGATATAACTCAATTGGTAGTATTTTTCCGCTAATAAATTTATCCTGTATTTCTATACTATCGTCAATTAAGGACTTATTTCTATTAAAAGTAGGTACGGTCCATTTCTCATTTTCAAGTATGAGAAATATTCTTCTAGTAGATGAAGATAGATATAATAGTCCGGCACGTTTTTGCATATCAATACTTATGCTGGATCTGGATCAAATCTCCAGAAACCTGGGGCATACTCTCCTTCAAATGATTTGAGCCATTCCGTTCCGTTCCACACGTACTGTATGCCTGTCTTTAGATTCTGTATGTATGTTGGATCTATAAGAGTATTAGGACTTGCTATTGTTATCCAGTCATTACCATTCCATTCCACAATTGAATTTGCAACTATGACAGGATCCTCTCCCGTCTTGCCCTTCCAAGCATCAGGACCATCATACATTGTGGCTGTGCTTGATGCAGTTGGATCAGGAATATCAATACTTAACCCAACATTTTCACTGTTATTAACATCTTCAAGCATTAGATATCTAGTACCTAAAGGAATATTGTTTATACCGTTGAAACTTTCAATAGGATTAAAACTGTAAGGATCTATAATAGCATCTATGGTTCCTCTTGCAGGAACTCCAGGCACTGTTGATGCAATACTTTCATTTTTCTGATTAGGATTTTCATCCATTGTTACTAATAGTATTTCGGGATCGACAGGATTAATTGCAAATGTACCTCGCATTTCATAACCGTTAGGTTGTCTGAAATAGATATGGCTTCCTGGTTTAAATCCGCCATGTAGTGCCAGTATGGTATTCCAATCTAGTTTTTTATTAGCAAATTCTTTTTCATTTAATCCGAGTGTTTGTACGGCTTGATTTTGATCAACAATGCTTAGATCATAATCTCTAGGTTGATTATTTGTTGCCTTGAATAGCAATACTGTGTATCTATTATTAACATAAACAGTTGTACCACTTGTGCTTTCGTTGAAAACAAGTTGATTAAGATCCTTAACTTGACCTTCTTCCGTAAATATATTTGCTATAATACTTCTAATTATTCCTAATTTCTTAACCTTGGCAGGTGTAGAAATCCAACAAGGAATTTCAAAATCTACAGATGCGATATCTATATCACTATCTATACCTGCTGGAATGCTTCGTGATGAAAATGATGTGCCTGTTAGATACACAACACTCAAACTAGTCCAGTCAATATAATTGTCTGTTGTTTGTATTTCTAAAGCAGGATTAAACAATACAAGTATTTGTTCCATTAATTGTAATTTCTGATCGGTATTAGAAGTCCATATGTCTGCTCTCATCGTCATTTTAAATGGTGTAGGCATTAGTCTTTCTACCGTGTAGTTACCACCTTGCTCTCCTGTGTATTCAGGATTACCATCTTCGTCAAAACTATCGTATCGTCTTTCTCTTATATTAACCTTACTAACGAATGTAGGATCTGATAATCTAGATTGGTCCATTTCAAATCCTGTTATGTAACAGGCTATTCTAGGAACTGTTGGTAATTTGTTTTCTGAATTTTCACGTATAATATTTGCAACCTGACGTGTTAGATCACCATACATTACAGGCACGCTTTGTTGTGTTCCATCACCAGCCTGATACTTGAAGCCTATGAAGATTCTCATAAACTGCGTTACGTATCTTCTAATCTGTCCGTCGTAGAAAAAATCCATTATTTGTTAAATCCGTGTTTGAATGCTTTTTCATCGCCCTTGGCCGCTGCTGCCCTGCGATTTTTAATTTTTAATGCAATAGGTTCCTCTTCCTTTTCAGGCGGCCGTCTTTTAACAGTATGCTTCTTAGGACGGCTAGTTGCAAAGCCTAGTATTTCATTAATGCGCATTATTCATCCGCCTTTGGTTTAAGTGCTTTAGATAAGGACTGTTTCTCTGGAACCTGTTTTCCACCAATGTTATTTACTTGTGGATTATTAATGAATGAAGTTTTCTGTGTTTGTCTTTCAGCCTTACCTTCAAATGTTCCACCAGCCTTAACGTCACTGTTTCCTAAATTACTCATTGTCATTCTTACATCATCCTCCACCTTAACCCATCTAACGTTGTCAAATCTAAACAATCTAGTTGGTCTAAAATCTGTACGCAAATGATACTGACCTTTTGTAGGATTGATAGGAAATGCTATACCTTGTGTGAATGGAGCACCGTTTGGCGGAATACCATCGCCTGTTAAGTAACCCTTGTATCCATTTCCTTCTGCTGATTGATAAACAGTATCTGCCGTAGCGGCCATATAAACTATATCACCATTTTCGTCTCTGGCTTCTTCGTACACTGGCTCACCTAAACTATCAAAAACAAGTTTTCCGTTTTCTTCTTTTTGCACCATCGTTGGCATTAGTAAATCATCACCGTCGGCGGTTACTAGTTCAGCATTTCCTTGTTCATCTCTCTGTAAGGTATAGAAAGGTTTTGTATTATATCCACTTTCCGGTGCATCTTCTTCTGCTTGATCAAGAACTGCCTGTGTAATTTGCATTTCTTTTTCGTAGGTACTCATTATATCCTTAAGTGTATCAGCATTCTTATAATATTGTGAATTTGGTGGTGCAACACCTGTGACTTCTGAAAGAACTGTATAGTTATTTCCATCGGCACCTTTTACGGTATCACCTGGATAATAAGTAGATTCTGGATTGTACGCACCTTTAAAGTTTTCAGAATCTGCAACTTGGTCTAAAATTTGTTTGAATTCTTGTGAATCTACCAACGGTTTGCACTTCGCTCTATATAAGTGTGGATACCAAGTTACGGAAAATCCTTCCGCAGCACGATTCACATCTTCAACAACGTAAAATCTTTTCAATGCATAATTCAAATCATTCAGCGCATATTCGTCCTTGAGATGTGGTAATTCAATCACGTCACCTGAAATAATTTTTCGTCCAAGTTTTTCAACTGTATCATTTATATGGAATGTAATGAATACTGTATCATTCTGTAAGAAAAGTCCAAATTGGCTAAGATTAAAGTCTATGTCCTGCACATTATATACACCTCGCATTACATATACATCAGGATCATATTTTCTATCTCTATTTTCCAAAAACAGCATGTCTTGAATGTTAGTTTCACTTTGCTGATTATATGTCGGAGTGCTTGGAGTGTTTCCCTGTATTGAATCACCCGGTCCTATATACTTGTGCAACAGCACATCAGTACCGCCAACCTGGAACATTTCCCAGGCTGTTTTGTCTATGAATTTGTAATCATTGCCCTTTTCCGGACGATATAAACTGAGTCTTGGCATAGTATATGTATTTACCGTTTTCTAACAAAGGCATAAATAGTTATATGAGCCAAATAGATATTGAAAAACAAAAGGTTTTCGATTATGTGAAGGCCATGCTGGGCGACGGCATGATCGACGTAGAATTGGACCCTATACACTACGAAACAGCACTTACTAGGTCCTTGGGTGTATTTAGACAGCGTTCTGATAACAGTGTTGAGGAAAGTTACATAACTCTTAATCTTGAAAAGGACACCAACGAGTACATACTACCTAATGAAATACAGCAGGTTAGACAGATCTATAGAAGAAGCATAGTATCTAGGACAGGTAATGGAACAGGGGGTACAGTCTTTGAACCATTTAACCTTGCATACACAAATACATATTTGTTAAGTTCCACAAACATGGGCGGCTTGGCAACCTATGAATTATTTGCTGGCTATCAGGAACTGATAGGTAAAATGTTTGGTTCATTCATCAACTTTACTTGGAACCCGCAGAGCAAGAAACTAATTATTATGCAGCGTCCAAGAGGTCAGGAAGAAGTTTTGTTATGGGCATATAACGCAAAACCAGACTTTGTTATACTTCAAGATATATATTCAGGACAGTGGATCAAGGATTACACCTTGGCAAACTGCAAGGTAATGCTAGGGCAAGCACGTGAGAAGTTTGCTTCAATTGCAGGACCACAGGGTGGAACAGCACTTAACGGTGCAAGCATCAAGCAGGAAGGC